TTCACCCAAGACGGAATGCCGGTAAAATCAATGCTGGTGCCGCTGGTGGTGGCTTGGGCGGTGGCGAGCGTTAGAGGCTGCGACAGCTTCGCTGGAGTTACATTGGCGTCCAAAATCTTCGCCGTAACCACCTTGTCGTTACCAATCGCCGTCACCCCAGCATTGCTGATCGTCACGTCGCCAGTCACGGCAACCTTAGTCGCCACATTGCTGCCGTTGCCGACAAGGAGGTTGGCGCTGTCGAGCGCGGCGAGCTTGCTGAAGGCAATCGCCGCCGCCGCATCAATGTCCGCATTGACCAGTCCGCCGCGCACCACAGAGGCAGCGACACGCTTGGTCAGTCCGCTCTGCTCGATGATAAACTCGTCGCCGCCTGCGAGGGTGGTTGCTTGGGTTAGTTGTCCGATTGTCTTGGCCATATAATTAGTTCAGTGCTGCTTTTAGTTTGCTGCGAAATCGTGCTGCGTCACCGGGGGAAATGTCGGTCTTGCGGCTGGGGGAAACTTGCTGATGGGTAACGACCATGTTCATGGGGATGCCCCACCGCTTCATGCGCGGCACCAAGTATTCGATGGCGCTGTCCATCGCGGCATCATCCAGCGGGTTGTCGTAGGTGTTGCCCTCCCAGCTCACCCCGAGGCTCCAAGAGTTGAGATCCGGGCGCCCCAGCCAGGAGCTTTTGCCGGCGTGCCACATGCGGTCGGTGTCATCGCCAAAGACTGTGCGCCGCCCATCGCGGGCGATCAGCACATGGTAGCTGACTTTGCTTTGCGGATTCATAATCCAGCTAACACCACCAAGGTAACTTCCGCCGCTGTGGTGCAGCACCACCGCCTGCGGAGTAATCTGCCCTTGGCTTTTGTTCGGCGTGTTCACCCGGCGCTCGTCGTAGCTCTTGGTGGGCTTTGCGGACGTGGAGCTTGTTATGGATGCGTAGGGCCAACTCGGCGAGGCTGGCCGAGGGCCAGTCGCGGATTTGCTGCCAAATAGTCTCTTGATCCACGTCCACATGGGTTACTTTTTGTAGCCGTCCGTCTTGGGCGGGTGCGTGTAGGTGAGCGTCGCCTGCTGCTTCAGAAAGTCGTAGCCCACCGTCACGCAGCCCGTGCCTAGGAGGGCAAAGGCGGCGAACAGCAGGCCAGCGGCGATATGTTTAGAGGCGCGCATTGTTGTCCTTGGCCATGATCAGACCCCAAGCAGCCATGAGGCTCGCAGCGATGAGGCCGAGGTCCGGCACGCTGCCGGTGGCCAGAAACTCGCGGGCGCCGGTGGCGGTGGCAATGATGGCGGTAAGCACGCCGATGGTGGTGGTTTTCCAGTTTCTCATTTGTTTAGTTCTTTCCGTTTCTTCCTAATGTCGTGCAGCACGCTGATGAGCGTCGCCAGCCCGACCAAAATTCCGATGATAAGTCCGCCGATGCGGAGGGTGGCTTCCAAGTGGGGGAGCATAGAAAAGACCGAGGAGCCGATAGACGTGGCCGTGCCGATCACGCCTTTTTCGGTTGTTGAAAAGTGATGATGCCAGTAGGTCATGGCGTTACTTCTGGGTTAGGGGTTAGATCGGTGAGCTGCTGCTCGGTGAGTTGTTCGACAACCTCGATCTCGCCCGCATCAAACGCCACCGCGAGGTCCGATTGCCAGAGGCAGCGAAAGGCCACGCGGCCATCGGTGAGCGGTTGGCCGGTGATGGTGCCGTCCGTGAGGCTGGCTGCGCGGACGCGACTCTTGGCGGCATCGTCCCAGTGCCCGCCGATGGTGAGGACGTTGCGTGCGCCGTCTGGTAGTTCTTGTCCATGCTGCGCGAGGAGTTGCGGGAAAAGCGCGGCCACGGCCTGCGGGTCCACGGCGATGATGCGTTCGGTTGGCTCGAAGTTGCTCATGGGAGTCCGAGGCCGGTGCCGAGGGTGGATTTGTAGAGGGTGCGGACGGCGTCGTTGTAGGTCTGATTGGTAAATATGGCGACAAAGGCTACGTCTAAATTCTTGTCTCCGAAACTATTGGCTACGTTATTGCCGATGCGAATTTCTGGCCCGATGTTGTTTGCGCCACCGTTGCCTGCGGTGTTGGCTGTTCCGTTTAGATATACGACAGTATTAGCGCCGTTGGCATAGGCAGCGCCAAAGATGTTAACGCCAGCGGTGTAATTGTTTGAAGAGTTGCGGCCTGCGCCTGCAAAGAACGACAATTTCGCCGAATCTGAACCATTGAATAAGGTTATGCGATCCGCACTACCGTCGATAATTTGTCCGCCGTTTGTGAGCGTTTTGAAATTGGCAGCAGCCATGATCGTCAACGGCTGCGTAAATGCCGCTGTCACAGCAATTCGCGCCGTTGTTGCGTTGAAATTAACCCCATCCGCACCCCAAGTAGGCCCATTGGTCAGCGTCCCATTGTAAGTCCCCAACCCACCCAGCGAATACGCCGTGGTCCCGGTGCCTGCGTTTTGACTACTGCGCAGAGGCCAGCAGACCATGTTGGACCAGAGGCCGAGGGCTTTGACGCCGCGGACAAACGCATTGATGGCAATACGATCCGCGGCTCCACTGCGGGCGCAGTAGGCGGCGGCGTCGCTGTCCATGACAAGCGCTCTGGCGAAGGGTGCGGGCATTGGCTTTTAGACGGGGCTTTCGAGCTGGAGGCTGAGGCGCACGCGGATGTCGCTGGCGGCGGTGAAGGTGGGCGTGCCTGCGGTGACGGCGGCAACAAAAAGGGTCTGTGCGGGCAGCTCAAAGGGGACAACGAGTCCGCTGGTCTCGCCGTATTTGCAGCCGCCCAGGTCGGTGCCGGTGGTGACGGTGCAGGTGCCGATGATCTCGCCGGCGTTGTCGTCGGTGATCGAGGGCGCGGCGTTGATGGTGCCGAGGCTGACGTTGCTGCGCAGGAAGTAGAGGGTGATGGTCTGCGAGGCTTCGTCGTCACGGTCGATGATCGAGGCCGTGAGGATGGTCCCGCGGGCGGAGGCTGCGGCGTTGCTGCTCAAGACGACTGGTGTGGTGTCGAAGAGGACATCACCAGCGGCGTAGGCGGCGGTATCGACAACGGGCGTGAAGCGCACGATGCGTGTGCGGAAGTTGGTTAGGGATACGTTAGGGTGGCTCATAGATTTAGTATTGGTTGACGCGGGCGGACCACATCGTCGGTTGGTTCTGTTGGAAAACGTATTTGTCGCGCTGAGAGATCAGCTCGGATTCGGCCTTTTGCTCCATGAGCATGGCCTTATCCATCTGCCCGTCCTCTTCTAAGAGGTCGCCGGTGAGCAGATAGGCGACCGCTTTGGCGAGAACGGCGGGAACGGTCGCCGTGAGGTTGCTCGTCGTGTAGGTGTCAGGACGCAAACGATAGCGCACATACACGGTGGTCGGCAGGCTGGTCGCTTCGGGAAAGCGGATGGCATCACCCAGCAGCGTGTAGCCAATCTCCCGCGGCGCCACATGCGTCGCCGGGTTGTCGCGCAGCACGGCAAAGACCTCGCCCATGGCCGTCTCGCCGGGTTGCTCGTAGTCAATATAATAGCCGCTCGTTTCGTTACCTTGCACCGTGCGGGCCTCCACCCGGCACAGCTCCGGCCAATCGGCCCATTCCCAGCAGTCAGCGATACGCTCGTTCGCGGCGGCGACCATCATGGTGCGGGAGCCGGTCGGGATATTGGAAATATCCGAGCCGTCGTTGCCGCTGCGCTGCCAGGCGCGGAGGAGTATAGATTGTAGGGTGACCGTCTTCATTCGTTAAGCCCCTCCCAAGCCGCCACCAGCCCATCGCGCAGCGCATCCGGCAGGCTCTCGCTCGACACCACAAACGTCCGGCTGCCGAGAGGTGCCGTGACGGAAACGGCGGCGGATATGCTCGGGCGGAAGGCGGTCGCCACTTGCGACTCGTTGCCGTCCTCGTCTTCTTGCGTCTCGTAGGCCGTCGCCACTTGGCCCGAGGACTCCAGCACCACATCGGCCAGCGTCTCGCCAACGGCGAGTTGTGCGCCGAGCCATGCGAGCAGGCTCGCGGCGACTTCGCCGAGTTGGCCGTCGAGCGGGACGTTTTCGGCGGCGGCGTAGCCGCTGCGCTGGACGTAGCGGACTAAAGCGTTGTTGGAGAGTCGGAGGGTCATGGGTTGATCGTGTGCTCTAGCTTGTAAATGAACAGGTCACTGATAACGGTCGCCGTGGCCAAGCTCTGCAACCCGAAGCCAGCGCGGGCCGCATTGGCTGTTGCCGCCACGCGAAAACCGCTGCCCGTGGCCACGGTGGCTCCATTAGCGTAAAAAGTTGCGCCACCCGAACCGTCGACGGAAATCGCCAAATCCCACGTTCGGGTGCCAGTGAACAGGTTAGACGAACCGGTGGTGGCTACGCTCCCAAGCTCTTCAATTTTGGCGAGATTCATATTGTCGCCAAGAATTGTGGTTCCCGTTTCGTCTGCCCCCGTGTTGGCGTAAGTAAAACTCGTTGAGGTTGGCACGCCGGTGACTTCGGCGCGGTATGTCTGCATAGTTTGCGGCAGCACTCCAGCGACGTGGACAAAGTCACCCGCGACCAGACCATGTGCGCCGTTGGTTTCAATGGTGACGACATTGGAAGCCCGCACAGGAAATACGGAAGTGCTTCCGCGCACTTGAGTAGACTTCATGGCCCGCCACGCTTCGTCTCGATACATGAAGTAGGGGTAAACGCCACCAGATGTCGTAATGCCGATACCCCTGCCCGACCATTGCGCTGACAAACTTCCAGCCACGGGATACCAGCCAGCTAAACAGCGAATGTCATTTACGAGGCCGACAATGACGCGCTGTCTCCATGCGCCAGCCTCTAAAGCTGATACGTCGCCCGTTAATTGGCCGCGATAGTCTGACCAAATCGAGCGAAACGCTCCGCTGGCCGCTCCGCGCAGCCTTGTCGTTCCCGAACCAAAGGTCGTGCTGCCCCCCGACACAATACCCGCCGTGGCTCCGGTGAAGTTGCTAATTTCGTGCGAGTTTTCCCAGCGGATGAACCGCGCATCCGCAAGCGCCCGCGTCATCAGCGACGCCCCACTCGCCGCGGTCTGGTTCGGGGCAACGTTATTCGTGCCGTCCAGCGTTTGGTTTTGCGTGAAGGTGTTGGCGCTTTCTAAAAGCGGCAACGTGCCGGAGGCGTCGGGGACCGTGAGCGTGCGGGTGGTGCCGGTGGTGATACCGGAGAGCTGGAACTTGGCGTTCTTGGTCGAGTCCGCATCGTCATACAGCGTGAAGTTGGCATCGCTGAACACGTCCGGGAAAGCGGACGCATAAGTATAATCGGCGTTGCGGTCGGTGCCGCCGGTCGCCGTGCGAATGTAGATGCCCGCGGGCTTGCGGTTCACCAGCCACAAGCCGCTCGCCTCCCGCACCAGCCACGCGCTGTTGAGCGGAGCGGCGGCGGTGTCCAACGGCAAGTCGGCAAAGGTCGCCACCTCGCCATCGAGATAGCTCCCCGGCGAGCGCGTGAAGTCGAAACTTCCGTTGAAGGGATTGTAGCGAAGGCCCATTAGGAACGTGTCACGTTTAAGAGCAGCGCGTCATTCGCGGTCGGCGGCTGCGTGGGGGTGTAAGTAAAGTTGACCGTCGCCACGATGGTCCCCGTGGCGCCGCCCTCGCGGTAGGTCACGGTCTGGAGGTTGTTCGTGCCGGCGTAATACGCGCACGCCACATGGTCGTGCTGCGGGATGT